GAATACTCTACCAAACACAGGAGGATCATTGTTTTCACCTCCCCATACTATCACATCACCGATACTTGCCACTCTTCTCAACAATACCTTATAATCATCAATAGTAACTGCTCGGTTTTGTGCCGCATAAAAGTTTGGTGCATTGAAACGAACTTCATCAATACTTTCTGGACCTCTACCATTATATGCCGGTACCAATACAGTTACCGATACTGCCGCGGAACCAAGTATAGTCGATCCCCCATAAGAGAGAGTAGTTATTCTATTTGGTAAGGTACCATTAGATACCTGGTAATCAACTGTGATAATGTTGCCCGGTGACAATGCCTTACCTAGAATACCATCGCCAAACTCTAGCTGAAGATACCCGTCATCAATTTCTTTCAGGAAATATACAGTCGAAAATTCTGTTACTAACGATAGATCCTCTGCTGCTTTGTATATAACAGTGGTATTGTTAGTTTGTGAAGTTGTTACGGATACTTTTATAGTAGTTGAATCGACATTTGCATTTGGAATGACATACTTGTTCTGTGAAGAATAGGTAAATGTATTGCGTAATGGTACACCCTCTTTCAGTGGTATCTGCGAGAAGGTATATGATTGAGTAGTTGAATTGTATGCTGCTGTTATGTCATCATCAGTATAGAAATTGTATCTAACACCGTCTTTGATACCATAAAAAACTAGTTTTGCTGGTAATGTTAGGAATGAGGGAGTAGAATTAGTACCAGTAACAGTAAAGTTTATTTTGGTAGTTGCGCATACTGCACTTCTGGGGCGATAACCAATAGAACGAGCAAGTGATACTACCGAGTTTCTTTTACTTGCCGAGTCAAGGAAAACTTCATTTAGCGCAAAGTTTGTATACAACGCATTGTAGTGTGTATTATACGCAAGTAAATCAATAAGAATAGAAAGATTACTACCCTCAAAATCATAATCGCTAAATTGTGCTTGACCTCTAAGGAAATCTTTTAAGTTTTCCTTGATTGAATCAAACTCAAGTTCTGATACTCTTATTCTGTTATTAGTAGCCATTATCTGGTCCTATCGAGAGTAAACTCTACAGTGATTGGTCTTACAGTGTTTCTTATTTTAAATGTAATTCTTACCATCAATTCGTATGCATCGGGTTTCATATAAGTTTCTATATTTAATATTTCAACTCTTGGCTCAAAGTTTTGTATTACATCGATAATAGTTTGCCTGATGATTGATGTTGCGGCAGGCGACGCGGGTTCAAATAGCATTGCATTCACGTTGGAGCCTATTTCACTATGGAATGGGCGCTCATAATGCTTTGTAAGAATGAGATTCTTCAATGCGTTCTTTATAGCATTATCGTCATACTTTGCAAAAATGTCCTTTGATACTGGGTGCTTCTCGAAGGACAAATCTATATCACTGAAAATTCTAGTGTTTTTAGCCATAGTAATATTTATGCCAGTTTAGTAAAGGTACCAATAGCGCCCACTCTTGCATGGTTGTTCATAGTGAAAACCTGTTTTCTATTGTTTGTTGTGCTAAAACTGATGTGAATCCATCCGTTGCCACCCGGAGTAAGGTACTCGAGCAACATCTGATCATGGGGTACCAATTGCTGTATCTCAAGAACTCTCTCGTACAGTTCCGCGCGAGAAAGACCCGGAAATGAAACATCAACTGCTTGTCCGGTATTGTGCTGACTCTTGGTACTCTCCAGTCTCAGACCAGAATTGATACGAACGTTGGGGTACTTCGTCTTGATTGGATCAAGAACATTCTCGCAAAGTGCCTTAAGATTACAGAAGATTTCATCGGCACGCAAACCAACATTGTCTTGTATCTTTCTTGATCCGCCCGCAGTAAGATCACCAAGTGTATAGTATTTGCTCAGTTTATCGCTAGGTGCAAAGTCTTTCTTGCCCTCGGGTATACCACAAGGATTTATTTTTTCCTTGACTTCGTTTGGTTCCACTTTGGTTGTCTCTTCCACGGTAGGTTTTGTTTCTAATTCTTCTTTAGTTGCTGTTGCATTTGCTATGCGTTCTTTCTTATACATTTCAACTTGTTCATATGAGCCATCATCTGGTGTCTCATATACAGTGCCAGCTTCTTCTTTTCTAGTATTTACTGTCAGAGGACTAATTGATACATCTGCTCCACCGATAGAAGAAACTGTTGGTAGTGTTTGTGCAATTCCCGAGTTCAAGTCAATTCTACTGGCATCAGTTGCCCAGTTTCCACCGGCTTTCATGTTTATGTTTCCGGCTGCGTAAAAATTCATGTTTCCGCCTGCAGAAACGTCAAGATTGCCAGCAACATTCAACTTTGCATTATCATGAATGTTGATAACAGTTGCACCATGAACTTCCACATCAAGAGTATTGTCTACTCTGAGTGTTTTTGCACCATCCACTGTAACGTTTACGTTGCCAATTACATGAACAAACCCATTTCTTTCATATATGGTATAGGCATCGCCCACCACTCGATTAACTTGTGTTCCGTTATGGTCTATCTCATTGAAGGTTCCCGATGTATGATACAAATGAACACGTTCTCTATCTTTTGTGTCATCAAATTCAAACACATGCCCCGATTCACTTTGCCATACATTGTTGAAAGGATATTTTGCATTGTAGGGAGTAGGAGACTGATTCCAGTTTCCCTTACCATTAGCCAAGGGAACATTTTTATGTTCCGCGAGTTCCTTCGTATAGACGATGGTATTTCTAATTTTCTGGTGTCTGGCAAGTCTGTTAGTATCGGGCTCGTTCAGATGGGTCTCTAGCGGGTATTTCTTGTTTGGATCGGTAAAACCGGTTTCGCCTGTAAAGAGTTTTCTCTCAAACCCCGATTCGCCACCAGAAAGAATTTTTTCATTGTTTGGTACCGACTGGGGATCTAATTCTTGTTTTTGTATTGACTGGGGAGTTTCTTTCAGCTCTCCTTCCTTCGTGGGGATTCCATCGCTTAGGAAAAAGTCTCGTTCTACTTCTCTTCTATATGTTAAACCCTTGAGAACCTCTAGCTGACCTGTTTTACTATTTCTAGCTTTATTGTACTTTAGAAAATTTGCCGCGGCTGTTTCGTAATCCCCGGAATTCAATGCAGTCAGAACATCCGATTTTTTAAATCCACCGACTCCTAGATTGTATGCAAAATCAACACAAGCATCGAACATGCCCTGGGTAATGGGTACTCTAATGGCGGATTTTACGCCCGGCTCAAATTCGTTCTTTAGGCGTTCTCTAACATATTCGATAGCAACGTCTTTTGTTACGGCAGCGGTATTTTGTGTTACCGCGACTCCCTTGATAAAAGTGGTGCCATATCCAATAGTCCACACACCCGCACTATCTTGATATGGGTTTGCCCTGAATCCTTCTTTTTCTTTCAGGAATTCAATCAGTTTGTTTGATGTGGTGTATTCACTAGCTGCTCTGGCGGGAAACGAATTCTGTACTTCGGTTGGGGTTGCCTGTTCCTGCTCAGTAGTTACAGGAGTGCCATCGGAGGTTGTCAGTATGGATCCATCGCCGGTTCTAACTGGTTCGTACAATGTAATTGGTTTTATTTCATAGCTATCAAGAACTGTTTGATTCTTCGAAGGAATGCCACCAATAGTACCAACCACGAATGGTTGCTGCTTGTCGCTATCGGCATACTGAACAACCACGCAGGTACCCTCTACTACACCAACAGGGGCACTACCAATACCATTCATTGCTCCGCTGGTCGTGGGTTGAACCTTATACGCCCAGGGCAAATCCGTGGTAGGTAGAATTGCTTTGTCATGGGTATGAAGACCCAGAACTCTAACTCGTACTCTACCTAACATTAGAGGATCATCGCGATCCTCTACAAATCCTATATGGAATGCTGGAGTAAAAATGTTATTAGAATTCATGTTTTATGCTTGACAAGTGCTTGACACACAGTAAAATAACTGTGTACCTGGATGATAATGATTATACCTTTTGATAAGAATCACGTATTAGTTCCATATTGCAAAAATGAGCTTCTGAAGATATCTCATGAGACAGTGCGGATATAAGATATCTTCCACTCATTAATGGATCTATTAGTTCGCCATCAGGTGTCTTTTCCGATACCTCTTTGTTGGCATATACTTTAAGACTTACAATATCGCCAACTTTATAGTTTGCTCTACCAAAGACTTTGATATTTGTTTTGAACGAATCGGCTCTTTTTAGTAATGCTGATCTACGAATCTTTTTATCAAATGGTTGAGCCACTGTATTTGAATACAGACTTTTATGCCCTATATCAGTAAATAGTTTTGCGGTGGGAAGAAACGTTAAGCCCAACTCATTCCCCGATACGTCGTTTAGTTTGTTGCTCTTGAAGTCATACGCCGCGTTTCTTTGTAGAAATCTTAGTTTCTTTGTTTCTACATCATAAGTATATGTTGCGCTTCCATACATGCCTGTTTGTAATCTATCGATATAATCGTACATTGTTTTCGTGGACATATCAAGTATTCTGGCATACTGGTCTTCTGTGTTTGGAACCGAGTGCCCATCGATAGTCTGTTCTCTATTCTTTTCGTCTCGTATAAACTCAATTACAGATTGCTGTGCATATAATGTATCAAGTGATACAAAGGTAAATCCGTCTTTATTTTCGAAGAAAAGGAAGTTGGGATTACTGTAATCGTTATAAGACTCACCGGCGATATAGAATATGTTCTGTGATGGCGTCCAGTAATTGCTTGTATATGCGATGTTCGACGCGGTCTTTTCGATTATTGTTTGTGCTTGGGTATTGAGACCCTGTGCTGTCTTTAATAGTTTTGTAACCAATACCGAAGGCTCTCCTCTAAACGTCTGAGAGAGTTTAGTATTCATATCAACGAAACCATCGATACTTATGAGTTGCAGTTCAATAATGGCATTTTTAGTTTTGAAGTTTTCAATGGCTGAAATTTTGTATATGTGAAATTTGCCAGTATATTTAAATGCATCCCCTTCGTGCATTGGAGTTTCAAAACTTATATCAAGAATTTCTTCACCCACAAATGGCAGCATTGAATTCAAGGATAAACTATCCGTTAGCAATATGCTACCAGATTTAAACGCACTCATTATGTCTTCATATAATGTTATATTAACAAACATTCGTGATACATCAACGAATTCACCTGTTTTGTTGTAAATTCTAACATAGTTTATTTTGATATCACCAGGATTTAAAACATTCACATCAAATCCTTGAAGTTTGAAAGTACGACATCAATCATCTCTCGCGATATGATTTTTATCTTTCTTTTGTCATTATTGATTGACTCTTCCCAATTATACTTTGTCACGGGAGCCGCATCTAACTGATTCTGTTCATTTAGATAGTTAGAATCTACAACATACCCCTTTGAGTTTACATACTGGTGTATCTGGGCTTTTGCAGCGGCAATCGACCCATATTTGTCCTTGATATAATCCTCAAATTCCAGCTGGGGTAATGCAAGATCCTTTTTCCAATCATATGCATCATTTAGAAGCATTAGTATCCAATGGTAATCCGGTGTTCCGTATAACTTTTCGGATACTATCTCATATGTCTCGCCTTCTTTCATAAGCAAATAATCATACAGAGTTATTCTATCAATAACCGCTTGTTTGAATCTGACATTTACTGTAATATCAGTAAGCAAAACCGATACATCCTTGGAACCCTTGCCCGCGGGTTCGAGAAGATATTTTATTCTTGGAAGTGTTTTGAAGTACATTAGTAACTAGCCTTTATTTCAGCACTTTCATCAGAAGGATTGTTTAGATTTTCCTTAGTGATGATTGATAGTTCCTTGAATGTAAGAGAGATCTGAATCATGACCGGTGAGCCGTCTTCATGCACTGCCCACACACCCTGGGGCGTATAGTTTACGGTCATGTTCGTGAGCACGGATGTGGCAACGCGGTTGACCCATGGGTTTTCCACACTATCACCCATAAAGAAGGTAATGTCAAACTCTGAGGGATAGATGAAGGTAAATCTATCTTTTGACATGTACTCGGGATGCATATGAAATTTCAAAAGATCAATGATGTTCTTTATGTACAGTGACTCACCATGGTTCTTTGGGTAGAACACATAATCCATCGTGAAATTTCTAAAATCAACACCATCAAAGATCATTTCTTTCTTGGGGTTTGATGCAAGACCCGAAGCAGCGGACACACCGCCATTTCCTGCTGCACTGTTCATGGATAATGCCGCGGATGCTCCCAGATCCAACATAGCAGATCCTTCTTGTTTGAGTCCATCGACGTTACCAGTTACTATATTCTTGACTGTTTTTGCTGTCATTCCCGGAACACGCATCATAATGTCAAAGATTTTGGTTGAATCGGGATTCCAACCAA